GTCAATACCCCTATTGACGCAAATGTCAAAGAGAATAATACAAGTATTAATAATACAAGTATAAATAATATAAATAGAATAAATACATTGTCGGGCAACCCGACGCCTATTCCTTATAAAGAAATTATCGACTATCTTAATAAAAAAACTGAGAAAAATTATAGTCACAAATCAAAAGCTAATCAAAAATTAATTCAAGCCAGATTTAACGAAGATAATGCAAAAGAAGATTTCTTTACTGTTATAGACAACATGGTTGCTCAATGGAAAGGTAATCCCAAAATGGAAGAATACCTACGACCGAAAACATTGTTTAGTGGAAATTTTGATAATTATAAAAATCAAACTAGCAAAGTTAGCCAGTCGTCAAACCAATACACAGACGCATTTAATCGTGCTGCACAATCGGATATGGAAAACCTACCGTTCTAAAGGAGTGATAGCGTGCAAGCATTTGGAGATATAGCTAAGCCACCTAAGTTTAAAAGTAAGGTGGTTAAAGAAGAAAAAGGTTTGAAGTGTGAAAAATGTGGTCGCACCTATGACTACTACGAATTTGAAAAGCAAGATGGATCAATTCAAAAAGTAAGATTTGGTTGCGATTGTGAGATGAAAGAGTTCGCTAAACAATCGACAGAGAACTATCACAAGAAACAACGACGTATTAAAGCTGAAAAGATTTTTAAACAATCTATTGTTAATCAATCACTGGCGAATGCCACGTTTGATAATTACGAAGTAGATGAAAAAACTCAACCACAATTAGCTAAAGCGAAACGTATATGTAAAAAGTATGCTGATAACTTCAACTTAGACAATAAACAATCATTGCTCATACAAGGCACATTTGGAACAGGGAAGTCGCACCTATCTATGAGTATTGTAAAAGAAGTAAAAGCAAAAGGTTATACCGTTCTTTACATGAACGTACCACAACTTATCTCGACAATTAAAAATACCTATAACAACGGTACAGATATGACCGAACAAGAGTTAGCAAAGATTATTAGTGATGTTGATTTGATGGTGTTTGATGACTATGGAATTAACATGAATGAGTTTGCTACCAGCAAGATGTTCGAACTGATAGAAAGTCGTATCGGTAAACACAATATATTCACTACTAATCTAGATGAAAAAGAAATGACTAGAAATAAAGATTTGCAACGTATTTTTAGTAGGATCATGAGCAATACAACGCTAATCAAAATGGACGGTCAAGATTACAGAACTAAGGGGCTGAGATTTTGATTACAGTAGATAACATTAAGCAAATACTTGAGTGTAAAGATATGTATGCTCAGAAAATGATTAGATGGGCAAACGGGGACGAAAAAGCATTAGTCGACCTAATCAATCAGAAGTTGGAAGAACGTCGCAAAAGGGAGGCTGTGGTTGAATATGGGGCTTAGAGAAAATCAACCTAATGCTTACACATTATATGAAAGTGACGGTTGGCCTTTGTTGAGAGTGCTACCTAGAGATGATGGCACTTTCTACTTAACCAACTTAGGTGGAATGGCAGATAAATATTTTAAGAAGTATGTGACAAAAGAAGAACTAGCAGAGATGAAACGTAAGCATAAGCTGTTCAGAAAAGAAGAATTAAAACATCAGACAACAATAGATGATTTTCTATGGGAGTGACAACGTGAGAGAAAGTGAAATTCAAAAACAAATTATTGAAACACTTAACGCAAATGGTTGCAAAGTCTGGCGTGCTAATGCTGGAACAGTTCGAGTAGGTGGCAGAACAATCAAACTGCTACCGAAAGGATTTCCTGATGTATTTGGTGTGAGATTAACTGATGGAAAGTTTGTTGCAGTAGAGATTAAGAAGCCAAAAGGTAGGGTGAGCGATGAACAAGTGAAGTTCAGAGATTTCTTTGAACAACACAATGTGATACATGGCATCGCACACAGCCCAGAGGAAGCGTTAGAAATCGTAAAGGAGAAGATGAAGAATGGCAAAACTAAAAGTTAATTTTGTAATCGAAGGTACTGCCTACATTGATGCAGATAGCGAAACAGAAAGTGAAGAAACTCGTGTAATGAACTTAGCAACAGATTATCCCGATGAGTTCGATAGTCGATTAGATATTACTAATGTAAAAGATGTCAGTTTAATTTCAGAAGGTTGGAAGTGATCGTATGTACGATAGATATAAAAATATTCCAGATGTGTATATCGGTGGTAAGAAATATCGACTATGTGACGTATATAAGTATTTTGATGTCGGAGATTCGACAGTTCGTAAAAGATACTACAAGCAAAAATTAAGAGGTTGGGAACTTGTCTATGGTAAAGGCAAGGTTCCCGTTGAAATTGAACAAGGTAAGGGGACAAGCGAATGGTAGAAAACGTTAAAATCGAACAATTAGAAGTCGGAGATAACATTTGGTTTAGACGACCAGAAAGCTTTTCAACAACAGGGATAGTCAGAGAATTACATTTTAACGGTGGTAAACCTTATGCAGTTGTAGAAGTAGGAAAGCACAATTTTAACATTAGTAATCATTATGAAATAGCGAGAGTAGGTGCTAATGATGACGAAATGCAAAGATGAATTTGTCGTATATAAAGGTGACGATATTGTCTGTGCTGGCACTAGAGAAGAATGTATACAAAAGTTAGGTGTAAGAAAAACAACATTTAAAGAAATTGCATCTAAACGCAGATATTTACAAGAAATGAGAACTAAAAATAGTTTGATAGCTGTTAGAGTTCCAGTAACTGAAATTGTATAAGGAGGACTAACAATGATCTATTTAGGCGGCGATATGCTAAGTATAGGGCAACAGATGCGTCGTGAGTGGGAGAAACAAGAGTTACAACGATTAGGCTTTAAAGTCTATGCACCACATGACGATAAGGACATCAATGATAAAACAAACGCTAACCAAGATAAATTGGCAGAACGCATTGTGTTTAATGACACATTAGGCATGGAAACAAGCGATGTAATGATATTCGACTACTTACCTCATGCACAAGGGACAATTTGCGAAATGGGGTATGCACAGCACCTTAAAAAAGCTAGTGAGAAGGACATTAAGATTTACGTCCAATGTACTGACATTAGACAAGGGACAGGACATATTTCAGATGAGCAGGACCGAGCAGAGTTCAGTATCAATCAATATGTGTATGGCGTAATTATGGATATCACTGACGGTAGAGGTATTCAAACATTTGATGAGATATGCAAAGAGTTGGTGAACGCATGATAAACGACATATTAAACATCAACGATAGCTATAAAGCACCACAACGCATTATGGATATTCTGTATGGCGATATAGAAGAACGTAACAAAATATTTATGGAATTTCTTGAAGCATTTGATAAAGATGTCAATTACGACTGGTTTCATGAATACTTTCAAGATGAACATGCTAATCGTAAGAAACATAAGCAAGACTTTACACCACAATCTATTAGTAGGCTACTCGTGGAAATGGTAGATGACACTAATGGTAGTTACTACGAGCCAGCAGCAGGTACAGGTGGCATTGTGATTGAGAAGTGGAATAAGGATAGAATGAAACACTCGCCTTTTGATTATGAGCCTAGAATGTACTTCTACACCGCAGAAGAACTAAGTGATCGTACTATTCCATTCTTACTATTCAACATGATAATTCGTGGAATGAATGGCCTAGTTGTTCAATGTGATGTACTTACTAGAGAGGCATATGGTGCGTGGTTTATACAAAACGACGCTAACGACCATTTAGTCTTTAGCAGTTTGAATAGATTACCTTATACAGAAGATATCGAGAAAGAACTTAATATAAAATTTGTAGAACATAAATACCCAGATATTAGACAGACAGAAGGTGTACCAGCGTGGCTAGTGTCCTAAAGTTAGATGAAACCATAGTACAGACATATAAACATCAAACAAAAGGTAAATCGCCTACCGAAGTGCAGCACGAACTAAAGGCTATGGGCGTAGATGGTTTTGTTATTCGTATGTCGAATGTACATGTAACAATGCGAGTACCGAGAGAAAGTAAGGATATGAACAGGGAGTGTGTAAGGGATGGCAACAGATAAACAAGTTAAGTATGTTGAAAGTTTACAAAATCAAACTTCACTTACTGATTACAGTCGCAAAGAAATAAAAGCAATGACGTATAAAGAGATAAGCGATTTGATAGAAGAATTAAATGACGATATAGCGTATGACGAAGTAATGAGTACTGGACTACCAAATCAATAAACAGGGAGTGTTTGAGATGATACCTAATTTTAGAGCGTGGGATAAAGATAATAAATATATGGAATATACTGATAAAAATTTAGTCGTTTGTTTTAGTGATGAAGGTGTAGAGGTAACAGACCATACAACTTTTAGTCATTCATGTACATCAATGGAAAGTTTTGAACTCATGCAATCAACTGGCTTGAAAGATAAGAATGGTACTGAGATTTATGAGGGGGATATCGTTAAGAATATTTATGATGAAATTTATACAGTTAAATGGTTTGATGCAGCGTTTTATTTAGAAGAAAAATATAACGGTGGTTTTGATTATCATGAATTACATTTTGAAGATAATAAAAAAGTCATAGGCAACATTTACGAAAACCCAGAGTTATTGGAGGACGAGTAAATGAACGCAAAAAAATATGAAATTAGATATTTGCAATCGCCACATTTAATGGAATATTATCCAAGATTTGATAACTGCAATCAATATATATTCGATAGTACAAACGATTATTTATTAAGCGTTGTTAACGAACTAGATTTACACAACTTACATTTGCGTAAGACTGGTTTATATGAAATTGCAAAAGTGCATGGTGGAAAATTAATAAGCGAACCTATAAGAAATTTAACGGTAGATGAAATACTAGATATTGTTAATAAAGAAAATGAGTACGGGCCAGTAGAAACAAAAAAATTAATGGAGGGCGAGTAAATGGCAGAAGTTAAGTTATCTATAGAAGAATATCACAATCTTTTTAAAGGTTTGAATACTATAATAAAAAAACTCTATGAGATGGCAAAAGAAGGTAATGATTACAAACGCCAACGTGATGAACTCATCAATGATATGCAGAATGTAAAAAGAAAGGCAGAGACGTTTGATTTGATTAGCAATTCTTATACAACTGAAATTGAACAAGCTATAAAAAATAAAGAGTTAAATCAATGCTTATTCTTATTAGAACAAATATTGGATGATTTGGAGCGTGGTAGTGATGGATAATCAAACAATCTTTGAAAATTTAGAAAGCATATTAGATGAATTAACGCACATAAATTTAGAAGTTGAAAACAAAATGGATAGATTGGTCCTTAATAAAGCTAAAGAATTAATTGATAGCGTAGCATGGAAATACGAGGAGGAGCAATAAATGACAATTTTACCAATTAAAAAACTAAGTGATAAAGCAATTTTACCAACAAGAGCCAATCCAACAGATAGTGGATTAGATTTATATGTTGCAGAAGATACAACTATTCTAGCGCACAGTACAAAAGTAGTACCAACACACATTGCGATTGATTTAGCGTATGGATATGAGGCGCAAGTGAGACCACGTTCAGGTAACTCACTTAAAACTAAGTTACGTGTAGCGTTAGGTACAATCGATCACACTTATAACAAAGAAATTGGAATTATCACAGACAATATCGGTGATGAGGCAATCGTAGTTAAAGCAGGCACGCGCTTAGCACAGTTGGTTGTTACACCAGTGATGCTACCAGATCCAGTGGAGGTGCAAGAATTTGATGAAACATCAGAACGTGGAGCATACGGAAGCACAGGGGAATAAAGAAGATATTTATCAACGTGTAAAGGAAGTACTTAGAAGGAGATAAGGCAAATGATTAAATATTTAATTAAATTCATTTATTTAGTTGGTATGTTTGCACTTGGAATGTATTTAATGAAACAGGTGATTGTCATTTTAGAAAGCGAAGATGATATTGATACTGCACCGAAGGACTTTGCTAGTGAGTGGGATCAGATTGATTTGAATAAAATTAGGGCGGAGGTGAGTGATTGATGTGGATAACACTAACTATATTCTTCGCTCTCCTCTCTATGGTGCTTTATATGGCAAACAGAGAACTGAATGAAGAGTTGAAGTTGAAAAACATTATTATTGGTAACTTAAGGAAGGTGAAACGCATTGACAAAAATTGAACCTGCGACTTTTAGATACATTGAAAGTGAGATTTACAATCTTGAATCAACTAAAAAAGATATTAAGAAATTAAGACTTGAAATACTCAACCCCACAAAACAGGTTGATGATAATATTGTATATGGTCCATTGCAAAAAGGGGAACCTACACGTGCGACAGAAGTCATGGCTACAAGACTTATGACTAATAAGATGCTGCGTAACCAAGAGGAAATGGTTCAAGCGATTGAAAGCACTTATAGCAAATTGCCTGAGGAATATAAACAAGTGATACGTTTGAAATACTGGAACCCTAACAAAAACATGAAAATGGAACATATCGCTGAAGAGTGTTTTATGCACCGTAATACTGCAGGTAAAATACGCAAAAATTTTGTGAGAGCTGTCGCTTTAGAGGTTGGAATGAAATAACGGTGTGCATCTGGTGTGCATAGAGGGTATTATTTGATGATATTATGATAGTGTAGAGAAATTCTACAAAGCCATGACAAACGACTCAACAACCTTCCTAAAATATTTTAGGCATCCGATAGTAAAATCGGGTGTCTTTTTGTATTTAAAAGGGTATATAAATGTGACACAATAAAATTATGGAGGTATATCGTTATGGCAGAATATTTTGAGATAATTGGAACAATGACTTCGGGGCATCAGTTTACAACACGCGAAAAGTTAACGGAAGGGTATGACTTATTAAAATCTTATCGTAATATAAAAGATATGGAATACATTAAGATAACTACGGATGATAATAAAACAATATTTTATGACCCTAAATATATTACAAATGTTGAATTTATAGGACCGTTAACAGAAGCAGAATTACAATCGAGAATAAATAAAAATAGTTAATAATTCAAACGTCCTTAATTGGACGTTTTTTAATGCCAAAATAAATAGTGTGCTTAACAAAAAGTAGGTGGTAGTATAAGATGAGCGAATTGAATAAACGTCAACGAACATTTGCAGAAGCTTACGCAATACCCGGCACCGAATGTTACGGGAATGCAACTAAATCTGCTATTTTTGCCGGATATAGTGAAAGGTCAGCTTACAATACCGGTCAGAGAATGATGAAAAATGATGAGATACAAAGATATATCAAGGGGGTAGAAGAAAAACTCTTTGATGAAAATATCATGAGTGGCAAAGAAGTATTGTATCGCTTAACTAGAACAGCTAGAGCAGAAACAATAGAGATTGAGCCTGTCGTGACTAAAAAAGGTGATTATAAACTTAACCCTTCTACCGAAAAATACAATCTTGTATATGATGAAAGCGTTGAGTTAGTAAAAAAACCACCTAAGATAAGCGATCAGAACAAAGCATTAGAGTTATTAGGTAAACATCACAAGTTATTTACAGATGTACAAGATGTGAATGCTCAAGTTACTCCTATATTTGAGGATGATATACTATGATTGAGCGACCTAGATTAACCTTATCAAAACTTATTCCTGAACACTTCCACGACTTATGGAGAGCGACTAAGAACACTAACATATTAAACGTAGTTGCTAAAGGTGGACGTGGTAGTGGTAAATCGTCTGATATATCCATCATCATCACACAATTAATCATGCGTTACCCTATGAACGCTGTTGTAGTCCGTAAGACAGATAACACACTAGCAACGTCTGTATTTGAGCAAATTAAGTGGGCGATAGAAGAGCAAAAAGTATCTCATCTGTTTAAAGTAAAAGTATCGCCTATGGAAATTACATTTATACCTAGAGGGAACAGAATTATCTTTAGAGGGGCGCAAAACCCTGAACGATTGAAATCGTTAAAAGATAGTCGGTTCCCTTTTTCTATTATGTGGATAGAAGAATTAGGCGAGTTTAAAACAGAAGACGAAGTAACAACGATTACTAACTCAATGTTACGTGGAGAGTTGGACGAAGGACTATTTTATAAGTTCTTCTTCTCATACAACCCAGCTAAGCGTAAGCAACACTGGGCGAACAAGAAGTATGAGAGTACTTTTCAACCTGCAAATACTTTTGTACATCATTCAACCTATTTAGATAACCCTTATATATCTAAACAGTTCATTCTAGAGGCAGAGAGTGCAAAAGAACGTAACGAGTTAAGGTATCGTTGGGAATATTTAGGCGAGGCAATCGGTAGTGGCGTTGTACCATTCGATAACTTGAAATTTGATAGAATACCTGACGACTTATACAACTCATTCGATAATATTCGTAATGCTGTTGACTTTGGATATGCGACTGACCCTCTAGCATTTGTACGTTGGCATTACGACAAGAAGAAACGCATCATCTACGCAGTTGATGAACATTATGGCGTGCAAATAAGCAACAGGGAATTTGGTAACTGGTTGAAGAAGAAAGGTTATCAATCTGATGAGATATACGCAGATAGTGCAGAGCCTAAGTCTATTGCAGAGTTGAGACAAGAGCATAATATCAGACGTATTAAAGGTGTTAAAAAAGGACCGGACAGTGTAGAACATGGTGAACAATGGTTAAACGATTTAGATGCAATTGTAATTGATCCAACACGTACGCCTAATATAGCAAGAGAATTCGAAAATATCGATTATCAGATGGATAAAGACGGTAATATAAAACCTCGATTAGAGGATAAAGACAATCATACTATTGACGCTACAAGATACGCCTTAGAGCGTGACATGCGTCAGTCATCTATTAGTATTTTAAAACCTAAAGGGCGGTGATTAATATTTATTTACCTGATGAAAAGCCTTATGGCGAGAGAATTATGGAAGAATTAGAATTTAAAAATAAGGTTTTTGAAGTAGAGCAGTTAATGAAGTTGATTAACAATCATAAAACAGAAATACCTATGATATTAACTGGTCAAAGATATTACGACAATGAACCTGATATTATCTTTGCAGAACCTCCTCATAATTTTGATGGAATCATTGATAAAACTAAACCTGATTGGCGTATACCTACAGCTTATCATGCTAATATGGTAGACCAAAAAGTCGAATATATGGTGGGCGATCCACCGACTATTACACATCAAAACAATAAGTTGAATCAGTTAGTAAATGAACATCTTGATGACGATTTCGGCGATGATTTAATAGATATTTTAAAAAGCACTTCCAATAAAGGTAATTCTTGGTTGCACATTTATATTGACGAAAACGGGGAATTTAACTATGTCGAAATTCCTACGGAAGAAATCATACCAATATGGGCAGATAGAAAATGTAAAGAATTAGATGCTATTATCCGTCATTACGTTTCAGATGATATATTAAAAGTTGAGTATTGGACGAAAGAAGATGTGACGTATTATGAAATGCATAATGGAAGTCTTGTATTAGATTATTCATACGACGAACCATATACAACACATTACAATAACGAATCGTGGGGGCGCGTCCCTTTTGTAGAATTTAAAAATAACAGTGATAATGTCGGCGATATTTGGCGCTATAAAGCGATTATAGATGCAATTAATAAAAGGATTTCAGATTTACAAAATACTTTCGATGAATCAACTGACCTTATTCATATTTTAAAAGGATATGAGGGGGAAGACTTGAGGGAATTTATGGTGAACCTTAAGCATTATAAAGCTATTAATGTAGCACATGATGGAGATGTAGACACAATACGTGTAGATGTCCCAGTTCAATCATCTTTAGAGTATCTACAAAATATGAAAGAATATTTAATTCAATTCGGACGTGGCGTTGATTTTTCTCAAGACAAACTCGGTAATAGTCCAAGTGGTATTTCTATTAAGTTTTTATATGGGAATTTAGATTTAAAAGTAAAACCCTTAGCACGTAAAACACATGTTGCAATCCAAAGTTTAATTTGGTTTATTTTGAAGTTTTATGATTTGAATACAGATGAATACAAAACATTTGATATTTCTTTCAACTACAATAGATTAGTCAATGAATTAGAACAAACTGATATTGTCAGCAGATCTCAAACTATGTTGAGTCAAAAGACACTTTTATCACATCATCCTTTTGTAACGGACGTAGAAAAAGAATTAGAACAAATG